CCGTGATATCTGTAAGTCATAATGGAAATAAAAGAAAATAACAATTTGTTGAGTCGCAAACATACAAAATTACAAATCAATCGACGTGAAGAGGGATAGCGCGTCAAAGGGCACGCAATCCGTCAGTGTGCTTGTCAGTTCATTAGCTAACATGGTCTCGAACTGTGTATGTTCAAACCCGTAGCGAACTAGGAAGAAATAAGCTGTTTCCTCACAGCAATGGTGTTTGCTGACCGCCATACTCTTATAGGAACTCCTCTTGTCAGTGAACGTGATTGCCTCAACGTCAGCCAACAGAGCCAGTTGGTGAGCTGCGTAAACCCGCAGCACAGGCACGTAGGAAGCCTCGATCGACAAACCGAGCAACATGCCTTTTACCTCTCCTATTTTCAGGTTACGCAATGAAAAGCCTATTTTCGGCAACCTCTTACCGATCTTAGGACCTAACACGTACCCGTCACTGGTAGGCCAGAAAAGTGAAGAACAATACTCCACCAAGGCCCACTCAGTTTCCATTTTGAGTTTGGTAGTGAATCCAAGTTTCACGTTGTACGAGAGCAAAGCAGCCCGCATTTCGCGTTTTTGGATCAGAGAAAACTTACCTCGCAGGACGACCAAGCTGTCGTCCCCGTGAACGAGGATTTTGTAGTCCGGGAACCCGGCACGATCAAGGATATACGACAATTTAATGCCGTTCAGCCATGAATTGGCCACTGAAGTCATGGGTGCTCCGCTGGTCATTGTGTAATCAACGGAGTAAGAGATGCCGTGCGACGACCAACCTCTCGTTTTTTCCATGGACTTGAGAGCGAAGATTACGTTCTCATAGTCTGCGCCACCACATTTGATGACCAACCTCTTGAAAGTCAGGTAGCACCGACGCCCCTGGTGCGCGTCGTACCTACTTTCATCCAATTCCAAAATGAGGACGTCTTCATCCCCAAATTGTCCTCGCCATGCCCCTATCTCCTCGGCTGTCATACCGGCCGTGTAACAAATCTTGTTGTCGGGCGACCAAATAGATTTAACTTGTTTGGTTAGTTTCGAGATAAAGGGGCCAAGACTGACGTTCAGTCGGTCTGTGTTGGCTTGGATGGCTCGGCCGTCGAACTCCTGTGGTTCGGGGCCGCCTTTCATCGTCAATTCACGTTTGACGAAGTGAGAACGTAGAAAATCATTAAGATCCAATCCATGGAGCTTAAGACTCTGCCACGCCTCCTCGTGTTTACGTTGTTTCACACCGGAAAAGGTAGAATTCCACAACTCGAAATCTCCTTCCAGGTCACATACAATAGGTTCAAATTTCTCCATCAACTCGTCGGCGTGTGCGTCGAGATCGTTCCACAAGTAATCCAGCGGTTGCGGTACTTTCATCAAAGCGCGATTGGCTAAGCTTATAGTCTCATTGTTTAGAGACGCGTACGGCACTACCGGTATGTAGCTTGAAAACGTGGTGCACACAGCATGAAACGTAGGTTTGTCGTCGATTTTATCGAGACTGCCTCCTTTCATCTTAGCCCCCGGGCGCAATTCTTTCAACTCGCGATCACATTCCACACCAGGGAGTCCAAGAGGCCAAAATTTCTTGGCATTGAAGGCTCTTCCAGGCACGGATGTGCGGTCATAGTTATAAGCCTGGACAGTCGCGTTGTCGAACAGCGTGTCGTCAGGCTGGCCTCCACAGGGAAACCAGA